TGGTCCTGGTCTGTGCCCAGGTCTACTACATCGTCATAATTGTAGCCCATGTCCTCGATGAGATCTCCGACTCGCAAGCGTTGTCTTCGAGCAATTACCAGGGCCGAGTCTAGATCTGTTGCAGTGCGATTAACTACCAGCTCCTCGGGGGGAACTGCCTCAACTTTGACAGATCCACTAGATTCCTGACGCACACAAGTGGCCTCAATCATGCCAGTGGGGAGCTGCTTCGCTTGTGTGATCTGCCAACCCTGTTGGCTCATGGCCCCAAGGGTTTGCTGATCAACGGTCACATCCCGTTGAATCAGCCTGGTCTGGGTTTCGTAGTAGGTCTGAACAACGCCAATCCCTTTGATGAGTGCGTCTTTGATCACGCTATCCATCACTTCGTATCCGTTGTTCTTGTCTTTGAAAAGATAGCTGATGTATTCGGTGGCCTGCTCGGCAGTTTCGATGTCCTCAATCGTGCGAGGTTCAAAGCGCACAACATGGTCAGGCCCAAATATGCAGCGTTGCACAGCAGGCAGAATTCCTGCGACCGTATCGTGAATGGTTCGGGCCACATAGGTGGATCTACCAGGTACTTCCTCTGGCACGTTGTCAGACTCACTGAAAGGCTGACCTAGGTAGAATTTCATGGCATCAGCACGATGAGGTGATTCGATTTCATCAATGTAATCGATTGCCTCAGTCAGCACGTTCTTGACGTACCCTTGCAGCTCCTCTTCATCCATCGGTGTGTATTCTTCAGCCATTATTTCTTTTTTGCTGTTTTTGCGCTTTGAATAAACGCTTTGCGAGTGGGAGCCCCAGGGGAGCCGGGTTTTCTCATGGACTCCACAGTCACATTTTTGCCAGCCCTACGGGAAGCTTTCTGCGCCTTTATCCTACGCTTCTTTTTCGCGATATTGGCGTAGAGCCCCGGCTTCATACTTTGGCCTTCCGGGCTTTCTTACGAAGCATGTCTGCAGTCATCCTCGAGGGAGTAGGCATCTTGGCTGCAGCCTTGGCAGCTGCTTTTTTCCCGGCTTTGGTATAGGGATATGACTTCCCGGCAACATTCGGCAAATGGACCTCTTTTTTGGTTGGCATGGTCTCAAAAAGAAAATGTTTCTAGCATCTCCCCCCACTTGCGTTCACCAGTTTGAGTCCTTACCTGGTTCCCTCAAAAGAGATGCTAGATCTGTTTATTTTATCAGAGACTAAAGGGAATTATACGATGTTACCGACATGCCGACGCTGAGGCCCAGAGCTGCGAAATCGTCCCTGGGAATCTACTGCATTGGAAGCAAAAGTCATGAGGAGGGCATCTGCAGAATCGGGAGAGGCACCGATCCTTTGTTGGGTGAGTTCTTTTCTTTCGCAGGCAATTTTGCCATTCGGTCGATAGAGGAAACGGACACTACTAAGATCGCGAATAAGGTCTTTATCATCAGGGATCTGCACATCCTGCTCATGGAACCAATCGCGCATTCTGAACCACAGCTCCGCTCGTAAATTGGCATAGACATCCTTTCGAGCTGGGCCTTCGCTGACCGCAACCCCTCGAGCTGGATAGCCTTCACTTTTAAGAATATCAAGACACCCTGCTCCGACACCAATACTATCGATCTCAAGCGAAAAAGGCTTTTGGTCAGCTGCATCATACAACTCGGCAATGCGGCCTGCTAGCTCGACTAGACTCAATTTGCGCCAACGATAAATTGGCTGCAAAATTTTTCGTGATTTTCGCTGCACCAGACAAGATGAATCGTCTCCATAGCGGGCTACATCAATTCCCCAAATGATGGGGTACTCATTCATGATCGTCACATCCCGCTTTGTTGCATCCATGATCTTAGAGTGAGAGATGATTGCATCACTGTCATGTAGAGGCCACTCACCCCGAACTCGAATTCTAAATTGGTTACTATCTTCCCCATATTTCATGCGGACTTCGTCGATGTAGTCCTGGCTGACTAGTGGATTGTCTAGGCAGCTGACGTGCATCGTCTTCCAGGTCTTGGCATGCACGGTGTGAGAGTCGAAGAAAAACCCCTGGTTGGTCGTAGGGTTACCCAAAAGAATCACATGTGCCTTGCCCCCGGTGATCTCTCCACCACCTGCCATTGAGCCATAAGCACTTTCCCAGACACTTTGTGGAACGCCTGCAGCCTCATCGATACAAAGCATGGTATGTAAAGCATGGAGCCCCTGGAGGGCGGATGGATTATCTAATCTTGCTGTGCGGTAGCTGATGAAATTTGACTCGGGAGCGGACTTCAGCTCAATGCGATCAGACTTGACCTCGAGCAAATCCCGAATGGGATCCGGTAGGAGATTGATCCACTTTTTCGTCTCTGCAGCCAGAGCATCAAAGATCTGAGCTGCACTAGGTGCTGTGACTGCAATCTTGGTATCGTAGTGGGTCAATAGAAACCAGAGGTTGGCAAAAGCGCAGGCTGATGATTTTCCACAATTGTGGCCTGATCTCACGCTGATTCGACGCTCACCAGCTGCCAGGGATTCGAGCAGCTCCCCTTGCCATTTTAATGGCTTCACGCCCAGGACGTTCTCACAGAATGCTACCGGGTTGGGCCGATAGACCTCCATGAATTCTTCAAACGGATTGGTCTTTGCCATTTTCCCAAATTTGAATAACCGCTGCGCCAGGTCTTTCGACATGGCCTCTAGTGATAATTAGGTGGTCTATTTGCGAATCGTTGGGGAACACTCCATTGTGTTCTAAAAGATCAATGCAGGCCTTGCCATAGTTATCAATATCTCGGGCTATGCGACTCGGAGGATACAGTGTGATTTTCATACCTAACCTTGCATCCTGATCATAGGGTTGCAAACCTTCAGAGGGCCAGGTGCAGATCATTTTGGATTTACGATATTCTCGGCCTTTTTTGCTCAAGATGGTCCTCCCTCGATATTGCCGATACAAGGCATTGATTGAGGGGGGCCAGCTAGTACGAATCGTTGTTTTCAAATCTTAAAAACCCTGGTTGAACTTTTACGCATGAATCCATCACAGATCTCCGGGTGTGCAGCCTTCAAAGCTTTGGTGTCCAGGGTATTGCGCTCTTGCGTCTTCCAGGTAACTAATGGCTTGTCTTCATAGAGCAACACAGCTGTTTCTCCCATCTTGGATTTTAGATCGAGGACTAGATCGCGACTTTCCTGGTACATCCCACCGAGCTGCTTGTAGCGATTGATGATCTGCAGCTCCTCAGACGTGACTTTCCGCTTGAGCTGATTGTCTTTCGGATATTTGTAATCGAGATCATTGGCACAAATCAACGGTGGCTCAATCTGCTTTTCTACCTTTTCCCAGAAAGCAGAGGCTGCTTCCACCAGCTCTTGCTGACGTTTCTTCTGTGCTAAGCATACCATAACCCTTACCTCCGCATCATCACGCAAACCGACTGCGTAATAGCAGAGAGGTTTGCCTGTGAGCAACATGTAGGTTTGCATCTGCCAAAAATGCGCAGCTGGGCACATTTGCACATTACCAAACTCCCAGTGTGAGAACTCCGCTCCATCAGGCCCATATTCCTTGCGGTTCATTGATTTTGTGCATTTTACTTCCAGGACACTATCCTTGTTCAACCCATCGACATGTCCCACCAGGAAAGCAAGCATCGGATGCTTGAAACGTTTGCGGACCTTGCGCCACTTGAGCCCTGTGCGATCCTCAGCCTCTTTCTTAATATGATCCTCCATTGCTTCCCCAAACTTCGTAAACTGATTGCCCTGCATGGGCTCCAGCTCTCCGATCTTTTCCAACCACAGCTCATAGGGGCTCTTGTAGGGATTTGCGCCCATGATAACCCCAATATCGGATCCACCGAGAAAGCTTTTTCTCTCTTCAGCTGTGAATGGTTTAGTTGGTTGCATCGTTCAGCTCCACTTTTACAAATTTGCTAAATGGGATCATTAGCACCAGCTCACGCTGAGATTCGACAAAGCTGGCGTTGTAGAAATTCTTCTCCGGGAAAGGCTCAAAGAAATAATACTCCCCTGGAGGATCAGGTCTCCACCGGAACACAAAGATGGTGGGAATGTTGGTTGCGTAGAAAACCTCTCGAGCATAAACGAATTTGTGTAGCGTGAGCGGGAGCCGCAAATCGGCTTGCCGCTCAGGCGTTCTCCTAAGTGATTCATTCTTCAAAGATTTGAACTCGAGCAGCTGGTCAACATGACCCTCTGGGCCATTGCTGCAATAGTCCAACACTCGAGCATCTGGAAGCTTTAAGAGCTTCCTGCCGAGGGAATAGTAGTATCTCGAGGCAAACTCCTCTTCTTCCTGGATCGAGCTTGCATTGGTGCCCCAAAGGGCTCGATTCTCAATGAATTCAGCCATAAAAGTTAGGTGCGTGGTTCGTTGTAGGTCTTGCCCAGCTGCGCGATCAGGTTTTTTGCCATCTGGTCTTCCAGGACCAAGATCGGAGGTGCATACCTAGCCGCATGGATCGCCACAGCATCTTGTTGCCAACATCCGCACGATTTGACCTTGTTCCCCCTTAACACTGGGCCACGTTCGTACACGTCCTGACCGCAATCACATCGACATCTCCACACTGCCGCTGGGTTGCCGTTGGCTCGGCAACGCTCATGATGTGGGCCACTGTGTATGCGCTCCTTAACTACCAAACGTCCGTAACGATTGCCGAGTTCGTTAATCTCTTTCATCGGGCTCTTTGTCTGCAGAATCTACAAATCGAAGAGCCTTTGCGATAGTACAAGGGCTCATTCGGATAGGCATTGTTGCAACGTCCGCAATAACGCAAAGCTTTGTCATCCTCCATAGCCCGGATTCTCTCTGCTAGTCTCTGGCTCAGAGGTAGACGATCTGTTTGGAAGAACATCATTGGGCTCCTTTTGCTCTATGTATCCGGAATGTTTCAAAGTTTCTGAGTTCCCCGGACCAGGAGTCCTGATGGATTGTTCCCAGTGCCTTTTGCCATTCTCGTCTTCAGAGTAGAAGATCGTTACATTCCAATTGTGAAAGGGGATGACTAGCTTTTTGTAGTCTTTGTCAGGAGCCATGTGGGCTAGGACGTTTTGTACATCCGGGTTTTCGTTGGTGGTGCGGATGTCATCGATTAAATCAGGCATGTTGCTATTTTTGAAAATTTTAAAAATTGGCTGGTGGGGGTACTAGAATAATAAAGGCCCGGGAAGGCGCGGCCCCGGGGGGGGCTCGTCCGATCCTGGCAGCAAATAACCCTCGATTTATGTCACAATTCCCCCTGTTTTTATCCATATATGCCTAAGTCACTGATATTGCTAACATGTGAATGTATACTAATTACCAAAGTATACATTGGGATATCTGCCTATCATGTTCATATCGTGTTCACGCCTTGTAAACTGTTGATATTACTAGCCTGACGTATTGATTGCTGATCAGTCGTCATTAGTGCCTGGATCCTCGCGCGATGAGCTGCCACCTTCGATATGTTTGCGAGGATTTATCTCTTTAACTCTCCCCTGATCCGCCAACCGTTTAATCGCCTGACGATGTTCTTCCGTCAGGTCTCTCGTCTGCACATCTACCCGCTGACGATCACCAAATTGATCTGGATTCACTTTACTGGCTAGCCATTGATACGTCTGGATCGCAACCTGCGCCTTTTTCGGATCAGGATCGTCTGAATTGCGTTGATCGAGTGCCTCAGCATTGCCTCGAATCATAGATGCCAACTTATAGCTAAACTCCTGCAATGCTTGCTGCTGTTGTTTCTTCCTCTCTGGATTCTTATTGATCCAATTATAATAAGTCCGATAAGGAATCCCCTCTTCATCGAGAGATGCCTTGATGTGTCCAGTTTCACTGAGCTTGTGGAAGAACTCTTCCCACCACTCATCATTTACTCGACGAACTTCAAAAGCTTTTTCCTTGTCCGCTCTGGTGATTTTAGTGAGCTTGGGAGCTTTTGCCATGACTACAACCTTTTGCTTTGTTGACTTTATGTTGAGTACCTCTTGTCGACACTGTAAATATCTATTATTATTATATATATTATATATATTTATATATAAGTAGAGTAGTATAGAGAGATAAAAGAAGAGAATATAATAAAAGGGTAATAATATGGATATAACAAGAGAAGGATCCATACACACTCGACAAAGTTGATTTTGATTGATTTATCAAATGATCTCATTGATTTACGTTGTCGACTGAGATGCTCATTGCTCATCGACAAGCTCGATCTTCGACTTAGACTTTGGGCTCCCGATCACCTTGATCCGCCCACCAATTTGTAGAGTTTCAAGCGTGTAATCGTACTCAGCTGGACCACCATCTAAGATCTTGGAGTTGATCAGCGCACGATACTCGACACGTCCACCACGGTTAGCGATATACTTGATGACCTTGCTAAGTTTGTCCTGGAGAGGAGAGACGTTGAATTCTTCCTGGAGGAGTAGAGTCGTAGATTGCATAGCGTAGCTGAGGATTTGCCATGCAGATTGTAGAGCCTCTTTTGAGGGCTCTACCTGCCTGCAATCAATCACCTGTTGTAGGAGCATTCCGAGCTTCAAATGATACGGTGCCCAACGCTTTGCAAAGATCTCCAAATAGGGTCTGATTGCTTGATCAGCCTTAGCACAATGACCATCGATGTAGTCATCTAGCACCAGCTGCAGATAATCCCTTGCATCGTTCTCCATATTCTCATGAGAACCCAACCTCTCAGGCGAGTGCAGCATCTGAGTGCAGAGACTCTGCAGCATCTGATAAGATACCCATTCTTCCTGGTGTACCTTTGTGCCCTTGGAAGGCAACGCTTTGCGTTTTCTTCTGACTTCACTAGCTGGAGGTAGGAAAAATAAAAACCTCGCCAGGAAGCCACTAAGCAGATCCTCGGTCGTGATGTAAGGCTTGAGAAACTCCTTTGTCGACACACCCATGATCGATAAGTAGGGCTTGCGTATGAACGTGCTACCACGTCCTCGGGTTCGTTCCTTGAAGCCATCAACCACGTCATACATGCTAGTCAACCTGGACTTCATGCCATCATTAAATTTTGTGTTGACCATGCTGAAAAAGCTTTGCATCTCTGACTGCACAAACAACCCACCTTTTTGCTCCTCGAGGGAATCAACTAGAGCCTGCCAAGTCAACGTGTCTGGGAGCTTGCGCTTGAGCTTGCGCAGCTGCACAGGATCTTCACCTCCCTCGATTGCCTCAGCTACTGCTATCGCCTCATCATAATAATCATCATGCACGTTGAGGATCTTAGTCCCTGCTCTCAACCCGGTGGATTTGTAATCCCCGGATTGAGCAATGACAATGCTCCAAAGATTGCAGTGGAGAGGAGCCCCAAAGTAGTCATCTAAAGAGAATCGGTGCATCGCGTAAGCTGAGAGTGTCGAGATGATCGACATCGTACTCACGATTGGTGCGCTATCGGTTACCTGGCTAATATCTTTTACATAGTTAGCTAACACAGGAGGAAGGCAGGTAGGGTCAAAAGGCGGGAGTTCTTGCTTTTGCAGATATCTCTCTGCAATCTTTTCATAGTTTGGACGTTCTTCTTGGATCTGAGTCCGTTGCCAAACCTGGACATCTTGCTCGACTAAATGCTTTGGTTCTACTTGCAGCTCAGTGCAAAGTTTCCCTAAGCTACATCCCCCAGCGCATTGCATCGTTATCCGATCACTTTGCAGCTCGATAATAAGTGTCTCTTTGTCAATCGGGCAGACGCACCGATATTTTGAGCCATTGATTGGATGAACTTTTTCTCCCTGACTCTGAACCATCTGGACCAGATAGGAGAAACTTTCATTCAGCGTAGGCATATTGTGGATCCGATCAGTTCTCCATGCCTAGCGTCATCAACTAGCATCGTCTTGCGACAATACTTATCTGTCGACCAATAGGGGATCTTTCCATCGTAGACTACCAGGATGTCAGGTTTGAGTGTCCGCACCCTGGGCAAATTGTTAAGCGTAAAAGCAATGACCTGCTCGATCCTTTCGAGGTCGATCGGCTCATCAAATTTTCGATTGTAGTTATAGTTCATTAGCACCAGCTGATGATTGGCCTGGATGGCAGCCTCATCAAACATCTCACTCTCTACTTTTCTACCCATCCATAGATGAGCGTAGTGAATGGGGATCCCCGCTAGGATCCACCATTCCTCATGTTCCTGCGACCAACGTGTCTCAGCTGGACGCATGTGCCGTTGGACCTCTGTAAATTCATCAGTCGACAAATTTATTCTCCTTGGGCTTTGCTTCTACAGAGGCAGGCAACGGAGGCAACTCTTTAATACAAGCTTTGATTTCCTCGATCTTGTATTTGTCGTACCCTCCTTTTTTTTCACCAGTTGCTCTGAGAGCAATTGCAAATTGCTGGTTGCCTATGTCCTCGAGCAAATCTTTGAGAATTAGATCCTTTCCCGTAATGCCCAGAACGTCTCTGATCTTCATAACAACTTCTTTGCCCTTCCTGGACTTCCAGGCATCTTCGGGATCATCGACCTTGTAGGTCACCCAATCATTGAAACGTCCTAAATTATTGCTAAAGACTAGCCTCAAATCAGACTTCCCATCTCTAACGGGCTCAATCACAATATCGGTGATCGAAACCAGATGATTCCCTGCTGTCAATGACCCACCCAGGTTTTCTTCCCAGGCCAAAACCACTTCATCAAGATTGCTCATTCTTTCCTTTCACATAATCAACGTAGTCTTGCCACACCTGGGAGATCGCTGCAGATTCCTCAAGCATGACGGTGGATTGCAACTCGAGAGTTTTCTCGAAGTTGCGAATGCTCATTTCCTTATAGATTTCAAATTGTTTGTTTAAAATCTCATTTAGCCTTTCAGTGTCCTTCTCCATTGGGATAGGGATATCCCGAAAATATTTTCGGAAACTCATTTGACTCCCAGTTGTTCAAAGATTTTAGGCCAGCTTGGGTCGATAATGGGCTCCTTCAACCCAAATCGATTTTTGGCCTTGATGTCTGCAGACTCGGTAACATGCATCACTCGAGTTTGTGTCTTGGTAACTCCACCATCCCCATCATGGCTTTTCTGCAGGCTCAGGTTGCCCCAGAGATCACACCACTCGGCAATCAGATCCTGGCTCTTCTGGTGCAGCCTAGCCTGGACCTGGTGATGTTCCGGTAAGGTTGGATCCTTAACCACGTTGGTTCTGGAGTGCCCATAAATGATGATGTGGTTGCCCATCCGAATGATCTTGTCGAAACGGTTGAGCAGCTGCTTGAGCAGCTCGTCAACTAGTGCATCCTGACCACCTCCCCAGGGCACCTTGCGCAACTCGGTGACCTTCTCCTTTTTGCAAACCTCAGCAGTGACTATTCGCACGATCGAGGTCAACGTGTCGAAGTGCAGATTCCCCATTGGTTCTTTGATGAATGCGTCTAAAAAGTCGTATAAGTCCGTAGCATCCCAATCCATCATTGGAATCCTGGGGATGTCATAAAACTTTGCCCCATCATCAGCATCTAGGATCCGGCCTTGCGTATCGCTGCTAGCGAGATACGTCTTACCTGATCCTTCATCTCCAGTGATGATGGCTCTGATCCCATCATCTGTTTTGCCTTGGACTTCAAACTGTGCCCATTTTGGTTTTCCATTAGCCATGTACTCTCCGGGACATAACGCTGCAAACGTGGACTCCAATACTCCCAGCCATCTTCTTCACTCCACACAGATTTTAAAATTGGGTTTTTGCAGCTTGATTGCTTTTTGTTTTCGTAACGATTTCTTCGATACATCAACAAAAATCCTATTAATACAATTGCGCAAATTTATCATCGGTATCCTCAAATAAATTAGTTAACAAATACTCCCACTTTGGCGGTCGTTCTTCTGGGGGAAGCCTCTGGACTTTACCACCCCCTTTAAAAAAGGCTTTAATTTCTTCGGAGTGCGAAGAAGTCTCTATCGTGCTGTTATTGTTATCCTTAATGCCTTGACGATAATGATCGTCTTTACATTTAGAAGTGCAATACAACTGATTTTTGTATTTTCTTGGCACAATTAAGTTGCAGTGGTTACAGATCATGGTTAACGTTTAGTCGTGTTTAGTTTGAGCGGAAGTGGTGCAGAATCTAATGGATTTAGAAATGCACCATAATAACTAGAATTTAGGTAGGAGATGAAGAAATCAGGAGGTGTGCTTGGGGTGCAGTTCTTTACGAAAATGTTAGACACCACTAGATTTCCTGCCTGCAACGTCCAATGTTAATAAAGCGCCCCCCAAACAGTTTTAATTAATCCTATAATCTAAACTTTTATCAACTATTTTCCAAAAATCATTAATGAATCTGAAAAATCATGATTTAGCCGACGAATCAGTTTCAGATCTTTACGCACACCTAAAGACCAATAATATCAATCAGAAAGACCTGGCCTCAGCAATGGGGGTCTCCCCTCAAGCTCTTTCTTACCAGATCAAGAATGACACATATCGGCTGAGCAAAATCAATGATGCCCTCGAACAATTAGGGGCACCTCGATTTCAACCAAATCCAACTATTTCAACCTCTCAAGGTGTTGATTTTTTTAAAGAAACGATCACTGAGCTGCGAGAAACCATTAAGAACCAGGATGTTTACATAAAACGCCTGCTCGACTTGCTCGGACAAAAATAATCAACAAAAAATCAATCTAACTACCAAAAAATCTTGATCAATCAATCATTGTCTCTATAGTTTTGGGCTTCTGTTCGCGTAGTGCGTTCAGCCCTCCCGTTTGGGGAGGGGGTTCCTATGCCCAAAATTTAAGGAGAAATGATGGGACGTGTACTAGTCAGAATCGCTGACCAGCCTGCGAAGCAGCGGTGGGTAGGCAAGTATCGACAAGATGACGGTAGTATCAAAATACTCCAGCTCTGCACATATGAAGAGCTGGATGCAGCACTAGGCAAATCAAAATCAAAATCCAAAAAGGATTTGATTTTAGAGGAGCTATACAATGAGAAACAACCAGAGTCCAACGCGACTCCAGTTAGTGTCTCAAGTTGGATTGATCAATTCCTTCGAGTGATTGAGGCCGATTGCACACCCGCAACCCTCAAACACTACAACGTAGCACTGCAGCTGCTTAAAGAGCAGAAGTGCCAACGCTTCGACTATTCCTGCATCGTCAATCTCAAAAACAATCTCAAATCCAGGATGAAGTTGACCTCTGCCAACTCTCATCTCAGATCTGTGCGTAGGTTTGCTATCTGGTTCGCCAAGCAAACAAACACACCAGTTGTCGATGTACAAATGTACAAACCAACAACGAAGACCATCCGCGCATATAGCGAGGATGAGATTAAACAGATCGAATTCCATTGTTTGGAGAAGATTGTTTCCGCTCGGTGGGATAATCGAGCCAGCTGGGTAAATTTACTCAGAGCTGTGACTTTTTTAAAATACACCGGGCTGAGAGGATCCGAGCTGCTAAATTTGAGATGGCAGGATATCAACCTGGAGACAAAGAGGTTGAGGATTACGGATAATGAGTCGACAGGTTTTGTCGTGAAAGGGAGAGCTGAAAAGACGATCCCAATTCCAGAACCATTGCTTTGCTACATCCACGATCACTGCAAAGATCGACCAGCAGCTGGCTATGTTTTAAATCGTCAATGGAAGGTGATCTCTGAGTTTACCCAGGCAATGAAGCGAGTGCAAAAGGCACTTAACATTCAAGGCATCAAGCCAGTGCATGGATTCAGAGCATACTACTGCACCAAGTTAGCGAATTCTGGACGCAACGCCTTGCAGATCAAACGGTTGATGAGACACACCAGCCTAGAGACCACGAAGCTTTACTTTGATGAATCTGAAGCTGATCTCGATGGTGCCGTTGATGTTTGGTGAGGAGACATGCCCAGCTTGCAACCAGAGTCGATCTCAAGTGCTGGGCAGATTAAAAAAATATATTGTCCTGCGATGTGTAAATTGCGGGACTACCTATCAAAGGAAACGAAGATGAGTAATTGGACTAAAATCAGTGCACTTAAAGACGTGCATAAGGGTCAGCCTTTTAAAGTAGTAGCTGGCCCATCCGGTCACCTTACAGATGATGTTTGGGTAAAGGATGAATTCGTTGAAAAGAAGGACAAGTACGCTTGCTATAAATATGGGACCATCGAACCTTGGGGGGAGTCTTCAAAAAGATTTTTCTCTCCCAGGTTCAAAGTCTATGTGCAGGAGGTGTGATGGATGCCAGCAACTTCAAATCGAGAAAGCCTTTATCAACTGTGAAGTTTGGGGAGCCTTTTCGACTTCTCGAGTGGTTCATCGATAGCCCTGGTGAAGTCATTGAGGCTAGCTCACAGACGATTCTGTATAAGCAGAGATATTCTCGATCGGACAAAGCTTGGAAGGTAGGAACAAAGGATGGAAAGTTCTATGGGCTGATCGAACCCTACAAACAAGTATTAATTCAACCAAGGGTGCGCAAAGTCACCTGGGTAAACTGAAAGGAACTAAATGAGTGCTTATAAAGATGTAATTGAATCAATTGATTCAACAGTCAATTGGAGGTGGGTCGAAGGTTTCATGAGGAACCAATATGGGACGTTATCCCATTTAGATAGAATTGATTTTGAGGAAGAAATTAATCTTTTCAAACAAACCCTCGAAGATTTTCCCAATGAGGAAGAGCTTTGGGAATCAAACGCACGTTCCCACGGTTTATTTGAGGAAGAGGCAGGCTAGCCAAGCTGCGGGAAATACCCCTATAACCCAATACTAAACTAACCTGTTTGCCTCTAGCGGTAGCCCGAGCATTCTTTTGAGTGACTCGGGCTTTTTTGTGTCTATTATTTTTTTAGTACAATATCAATCGTTATCGTGTTTGGTTCACTGCTAGCCCAGGTTTTATCTGGGCTCAAATCTGACTGTTAATCATTGGGTCGCTGGTTCGAGTCCAGC